TTTAAAAGCACCTTTATATCAAGGTGAAGATTTTGAACAACCTGAAGATAATGAAGGGTTTGAATGGTTAAACAGATTTGCAGTTAATGATACAAATGTTAAGTTTATTTCTAAAGATGGTTCTGTTAGAGCCTCAATTAAATTAGGTGTTGATACGAGTAACTTTGGAGGTTTTACAGAATTTGTACATTGGCAGTTATATCTATTTGTTACTAAAGAATCATTAAGAGGACAAGGCTATGGAGAAAAGGGTCTTGTTGAAATGATTGAAGAATTAAGAGAAAAAGAGCAGGAGTTATTAGATGGTATTCTTAGAGTGTACCGAAAATATTCAGGTGGTGCTAAACCTGATTTATTAGAAAAAAGAATAATGAATGCTAAACCTCCTTTAGATATTATATTAAAAGAAATAGACCCTGATGCTGTAATCTTTTGGCAGCGAATGGTTAATAGATATTCACATCTTGGTTTAAAGAAGTAGTTAAATAGAAGTTGTTGTTTAGACAATAACAAGTGGTAATATGTGGAAAGCACAATTGAGAAGTAAAACTAATACTCCTCAAATAGACTTAGACATTAGACCAACTCCTAAAAGAAAGGATAGAAAATGCCGTGAAGAGTTTAGGGCTATGAAGGATAAAATAGAAGCAAAGTTACAAGAACTTATGCCAAATAGATATTACCAAGACCGAGATTTTAGAGGTGACTTTACTTTTAGTGTTACAGGATTAAATAAATATTTTCACGAAAGTATAGCAAATATTCCTGATGAATTTTTTTGTAAAGTATTAGATGCTATAAAACAGATTAATACATTTAATAATTATTCAAACCCTATTACATTTGAATATAAACATATAGACGAAGAAACGGGTGAAGTTAAAGATGATACATTTAGCGTTTTTTACGGCATATCTTATGAACCTAATCTTATGTTACAATATTATAATTATTCAGCGATGTATCTAATAGTGAAAGTTATAGGTGGAAGTGGTAATTTAGTATACATGGATTTAGGTTTTAGAGGAAAAGATGGTTTTAGTTATGTACCTGCACCAAATTTTGATAAATGGAAGTGGTGGTAATGTTTAGAATTAAAACAAATTACCCTGATGCTGATTTTTGGCTTCAAACTAGAGGTTCAAAACAAAGTGTAGGCACTCCTAAAGACAATTTTGATGAAATTCAAGGAAAATATAACATTGGAATAAAAATATTAGACGAAAATGTAAATAAAGAGCATTTTTGGAGATATTTATGGGATTTATTCAATAGTGGGCATTGGAAAATACATTCTTACGGTACTTTACGACTTCAACACATAAGAACTAGTGATGTTCATGATATTTTAGACAAATATGAGCCAGGAGAACTCAAAGATAGGGTTAATGTAGAATTAGTAGATGAAATATTTGCAAAATGGAAACAAAATACTGCTGATATGGTAAAAGTGTTAATTTCTACTCCTGAATACAGGTTAAAAGGTAAAAATATCTTAGATTTACTAAAAAGGTTGTGAAAATATGTGGTATTTGTTAAAATCTGAATATAGTTCAAGATTAAATGACCCTACTTTTTATTGGCCTCGCCCAAAAGAACTTTTTGAGCAAAATCCCAATAGAAATCTAGGTTATGTTATGTCTTATTGGTATTTAAAAAATAAAGAAGAAATAGATGAATGGGTTAACAGTTCTGATGTTGAGGGTGTATTTATTGATGTTGGAGATAGAAGTAAAACCTATAAACACAAAGTTGGAGGGTTTTTCTTATTTAGAAGAGAACCTTTACAAGAAGCAATAGATAATAATAAAGAATTACTATCAAAATATGGTATTCCTACAAATGTAGATGGTTTTGTTGAAGCGGTTGCTACAAAAGCATTTCATCAAGAAGATATATACAATTTTATCGCTACACAATTTGGTGATAAAAATATGAGAGCAAGTAATCCATTAAAAGTACATCGTAGATTAAGAGATTGGAAAGGTAAACAAAAAGGATTTGAATAAAAGTCTTTATTAAATAGAAACATGGTGGGAATAATATGGATAAGTCTAATTGGCGTAAAGATATTCTAAGAACCGTTAGATGTTATCGTAATGATTGTCCATTAAGAAGAACTTATGGTTCAGGACCAAATATTCCTATTAAAGAAGCCATGAAATGTTCTAGAAGATTAAATAAAGGATGTGCAGGTAATGAGTGATTGGCGAGAAATAATTAAAGCCAAAGGCAAATTAACTTCTACTCCTAAATTAGATTTAGATATAAGACCTACTCCTAAAAGACCTAAAGATAATTCCTGTAATAAAAAATTAGAAGAATATTTTAAAATGTTAAGTGAAAGACCGTCATTATTTGAGGATTTAGATATTTTATCTCCCGAAGAATATGAATTAGGTGAAGGTTACCCATACTTTGGTGCAACTTATAGAGTAACTAAAAATGAATCATCTGTATTAGAAAAAATAGCATTTAAATATGAACCTATACCTGAAGAAGTGGCTTGTAAAGCATTAAGTTATTTTGAAAATAGTGATATAACCGATGATATTCAATATAGAAATTTTAAAGATAAAAATAGTAAATCGTGGAAAATAGGTTGGAGAGTAGAAGATGTATTTGATGATGCCCTTGCTGATGAAGATAATTATTTTGCTGATATATCTGTAATGTTGGTAGTATATGAATTAAATTCAGAATTACAACACAGTATACATTTATCACACAGAATTATACTCAACAAAGAACTTACGGAAAAAGAAGAAGATTCTATTACAGAAAAATTAGATTGGAGATGAAAAAATGTGGGAATATATATTAAAGGCTGATTATGATTTTGTCTTTGAAAAAGATGCTGATTGGTTAGGATTGTATAATTTTAAAGATGATAAAATTACAGTAAACTTACCTGTTATTGTGACAAAGGTTCGTGACCAAGTAAGAACATCTGAAGATAAACCAGGCTATCAATTTGAAAGAAATATAGGAACTAAAGATGAAAGTAGAATTGATAATAGAATGGAAAGACAAATAATTGCAGAAGTAATTGATACTTTAGAACATGAAACTATACATGAGGCTACTTCTGAAGGAGTAAGAGAACATATTATGGAATATTCCCAAAAAACTCAAGACGAATTAAGAGAAGAAATAGAAAATACTCCTGAATTAGCAGGTGCAACAGTTCCACCTATTGAAAATATTTTTGCGACTTATAAAAAAATATATTATAATTTGTATCAAGAATATATTGTAAGAATGCTTCAAGGAAAAATGGAAAAATCTGAAATAATAAATGTATTGGCTAGATATGTAGATTCACAAAGAGATAATATGAGAGAACAAGTAAGTATGGCGTTATTTGGTGCTATGCTTGGTGGAGATTTAGAAATGGATATGAATGATGTTCCTAATATGATGAGAGCAGTAGAAGGTCATATAGCAAAACTAACTGAAAAATTTATTATAATGATTTTTGACCATCAAAATAAATTAGATAATGCTATGTTAAATTCTTTAAATGTAGCAGTTGAAGGAAATATAGATAGAGTAGGTAATGAAGAAATGGCTAGAAGAATGACATGGGGATTAGAAAATCAAGAGGAGGAAAACAATAATGAATGAATGGTTTAATATTATTAAGGCTGATGATTGGAGAAAGAATCTAAAAAGAGGTGGTAAGCCTAAACCTAAAGTAGCAGATGTTGTTGTTGAATATTTAAAATCTAATCCTAAAAGAACAATTGCACAAATCCAAAGACATATAGAAAATACACATCCTAGAGGTATGACTACTAAAACACTTAGAAAGTTTTTAGAAGGAGATAGTAATATTTTTGTATCGGGTAAATACCCTACCACATATAGTTATAGAGGCGAATAAAATGAGTGAATGGTTTAATGTTTTAAAAGATTTAGATGGATATGCTAAACGAAGATTAGAAGATTTAAATAATGAGTTAAAGTATACTCAAGATGAGGAACTAAAGAAGGTAATCCAAAACCAAATTAAATATTGGGAAAGTGTTTTGAAGAAGTGATAAATATGACAAAAAATAAAAAGAGTAATAATAGAGTTAGCATTAATTTAAAAAATTACTTTGATGCTATTCTTGGAGAAGAAGAAGAAAAGAAAGAGGAATAAATATGTGGCAAGATATACTAAAGAAAAAGAAAGATGCTTGTTATCATAAAGTAAGAAGTAGATATAAGAAATGGCCTAGTGCTTATGCTAGTGGTGCATTAGTACAATGCCGTAAAGTTGGTGCTAAAAATTGGGGCAACAAATCTAAGAAGTGATTTATATGACTTGGGAAGAAGTATTAAAAAGACGCAAATTAACTGCGAAGCCTTCTTCCGAAACAAGTTTAAGAGATTGGTTTGGTCGTAAAGGTGCTAAAGGCGGTAAAAGAGGTTGGGTAGATTGTAATACTTGTCGTAAAGATAAGAAAACAGGTAGAAAAAAATGTAGTGCTTGTGGTCGTTCTAAAGGAGAAAAGCGTTCTAAATATCCTTCTTGTAGACCTACACCTTCTGCTTGTAAGCAAAAAGGTAAAGGTAAAAAATGGGGGAAAACTAAATGATTTGGAAAAGTATTCTACTAAAGGATAATCTTGGAAGAGTTAGAAGATTTGTAGAACATATTAAAACTTTTTTTGTACAGAATCCTCAAGGTTTAATTAAAAGATATACAAGAGAGTTAGAGCAAGTAGAAAAGCAACTTGAACAAATATCAGACTATGTTGAGGAAAATGGTTTAGGTCAAATAAGAGAACGCTCATATGGATTTAGTCCTGATATTACAATCTATCAATCTGAAGAAGATTTTAACAATAGATATGATAGAGATTATGATTCTAAAAGAAATAAAAAATTAGAAAATCAGGTAGAAAAACTGTATCAAATGAGAAATAGTTTAGAAAGAAAATTAGAAAGATATGCATCTATTGATAATAAGTTAGAAATATTTAATGACCCAATAAAACTAACCGAGTATGCTAATGAAAGATACCGTATTGATTTAACTGAACCAAAAATGTTAGAATTATTTATGGAAACTATGAGAGTAGAAGGAATGGAAGCAATTGAAGGTGCAGTTAAATTAGCAGGTAGTGTACAAGAAAAAACAGATGAAAGAGAAATTAACTTTAGTATGCTTCAACAAACTGTTAATATGTTAGTACATATGAATAATGAAATACCTACAAAACAAGATGTTGCTGAAGAAATGGAAATAGATATGAACCAACAATGGGATTATAGAGCAGATAAAGCATATGATGAAGCAATACAATTATTAAGACAAAGGGGGAAACTATGATGTGGAAAGAAATACTAAAAGCACCTAGAATTCCTAGAAAGAAAGGACAAAGAAGAAATTCCCCTAATCATTCAGATTTATATACAGATGAAAATCCTAAAGGAACAATACAAGGATTAGGGTTTAAAGATGTAAAAACAGCAAAAACTTCTGTCAACAAGATTAAAAGGAGTGGAAAGAAACACGCACATAAAACGCAAGCCGCTATTGCTATGGAACAAAGAGCAAAAGAAATGGGTAAAAAATCAGAAGCAGCAGTTTATAGAAAGTTTATAGAACAACAAAAAAAGAAAACAAAGGAGATGAATAAATGAATTGGGAAGGAATTTTAAAAAGAAAATTAAAAGCCATTGAGAATAAAAAATACCATGTGTATGTACAATTCATTAAGAAGGTTTTGAAAGATGAAGGTGGTGCAGTAGGTATGCAGGGTTTCATTGATGCTGGAAATAAAATTAAAGGCTTTGAAGAAAAATATTTAGAGTATGTTATTAGTGATATACTTGACCATAAAGATTGGATGGCACAACATGAACATGGAGATTATTATCTAAAGGAGAATTAACTATGAGTTGGGAAGATACATTAGTTAAAGCAGGTTGTAAAAGACGAACAAAGAAAACAAGTTCTGACCGTAAAGGAAAAAAATGGATGGCTTGTGTTCCAGCAGGTAAAAAAGGTAAATACAAAAAAGTCCATTGGGGTCAAAGAGGAGTTTCAGTTACAGGAAATCGTGGCAATACTAAAAGAAAAAAATCATTTAGAGCAAGACACAATTGTAAATCATGTGGTAGAGGAGATTATTCAGCAAGATGTATGGCTTGTAGAGATTGGTAACTACATTAATATAGTAAATTAATAGTAGATAAAGCGAAAGAGGTATTATTATGGTGTCTATGAAGTACACAGAAGATGAAGGTAATACCCAATTTTTACAAAGATTAAAACCTCAATCTGAATCTATGGAAGATTGTTGTCAAATTGCTAAAGATGTATTTAATGAAACTGTTAGGTCTGCTATTATGGCTAATGCAACAGGTAGACAAAAAGAAATATTGCCTGATTTAATTAATATTGATAATTTATCTTGTGAAGATTTTAAAAAGATGTTAGATAGATTATCTAGTATTACTTCTGCTAGTGGTGATTTAGTTACTGCTACTACAAATGCTATTAGTAGATATATTAGATTAGATAAAATACCAACATCTATGTTTAACATGGTTGCTAATATTGTAAAACAAGCAGGTGCTTTAGCATATGAAGAATGGATAAGATGCCAACAAAGAAGTATGATGAATACTACTGACCCATCTTGGCAATCAACATTAGAAAGGTCTGAAGATAATAAATTTAATACATGGGATAATATTCTATTAGCAGCATATAAACCATTAGAAGATGAACAAAAAATGTCTATTGCTATGGAATTTATTGTTAAAAGAGTAGTAGATATTTTAAAGAGAGAAGGTGCTTTACCAATGAGAACATTATATGATGCATTGTTAGGTGAAACTACAAGATTACCTGCTGCTCAAAAAATAAGAGGAGTTTTAATTAAAGCCTCTAAAGGCACTTTAACTAAGCCATCTTTAGTTAAATTTAATAATATGTTTGAAAGAACATATGACAAAGATGGTATGTCTGTGTTTAGTTTAGTAGGTGAAGAAGAATGACTTGGGAAAAATATTTGAAAGCAATTTCTGATGAAGATATTACTGATTGGGAATCAGCATTAAAGGCTTTTACAAAGAAAGGAAAGGAATTAGGAATTCCTTTAAGTGTTATTGAATTATTAAAAAAGGCAGTTGATGAGAGTGAATAATTATGTCTTGGGAATCATTGATTAAAGTACAAGGTATGCAACCTAAAACAATATCAGGTACTCCTACAATGGATTTAGACATTAGACCTACACCTAAGAGAAAACCTAAGAAAACTTGTTTAGAATTATTTAATAAAATTGTAGATTATGTTTTAGAAGAAATAAATAGAATTGAAAGAGGTTCAGCCCCTTTGTGGAATACGGGTCAAGGAAATAATACCATGAATAGTTATGGTTGGTTTAATATATGGTCTTATTATTTTTTAGAAGAAAAAGATTATCGTGAAGATGACTGGTATTCTAAAGCCTTAATTAATTCAGAACATGATTGTGGTTATGCTGAAAATGAAGATGATGCTTGTTATCATCTTAAAAGTATATCAAAGGCAACAGTAAGTCCAAAAAGAGAATTAAGAGAAACTGCAAAAGACCCATTACCACAATTAGAATATTCTATACATTTAAATACATTTTACATGGATGATAAATACTCAATACAAACAATACATGAAGATGGTAGAGTTACAGGAGGACCTAGAACAGGTGCTGTACAATTAAGAGTAGATGTTATGGATATTAATAAACATCCTTATGCATTATTTTTAAGAGAAATGGATGATAAAACTATTATTCCTGCTATTACAAGAATATTAAAAGAACATGATGAAATGTTCAAAAAGGTTATACAAATGGCTAAAGATGCAGTAGCCGAATTAGGACTATAAAGTTAAATAGGGGTAGAAGTATGGACAATACAATGAGTAGTTGGACTAATGCGTTAAAACATGTAATCATTAAAAATGATGATTTCGTAGAAGACTACGGTTTCTTTAATGATGCTGATATTGCTAATTGGTTTAAAACATTAGAATCAACATTTGAACAGATGTTAGATAGAATAGGTGTAGATTCAAATCCTGATGATTTACAAGGTTTAGCGGAATTACTTGAAGGTGGATATAAACCTAAAGCAAATAAAAGATTATCTTTTAATCAAAGAAAAATTAAACAAGTAGGTATGGATATTGCTACATTACTTTTACAAAACTGTATGGAAAAATTTATGACAGAATATTCTAAAACTATGGAAGATGATAATGAAAGAAGTATTAGAAGAATGTTAGGTTCACAAGCATATACTGATACATTAGAAGCAATATTTGATTTTACTGAAAGTTTATTATCTTCTATCTTTGATGCCTGTTATGAAGTAGTTAGGTCAAATGCTGATAGAATGGCTATGTTAGATATTACACCTGACGACCCATCAAGAACAATTGTTGGAATAGACCCTGATGAACCATTAAATCCTGAAATGAAAGAAGTAGTTACACAAGTTTTAGAACAAGAACTTGAAGAATCTGTACCTGAAGCAATTCAAAGAGCAACAACACAAATTACACAAAATCTTACAGGAGATAAAAAACAAATTGGTGAAGCAGTTAAAGACTCTTTAGAAAATACAATGATTGGTTTTGATATGGGTACAATGTTAGAAGAATTTGGTGCTTATGTTTATCAATCATTTTTCTTAAAATTGCCACTACAACAAATGGCTATGAATAGAAATGAATTAGTAGCAGACCAAAGCAAAGAAGATGATGCTAGAATAAGATTTGAGGAGATGACAGATGATGAAAGACGAAAATTTGAAGAAGAATTTAAATCTAACGACCAACATAGATATGAATACGACTGGTTTTCTATACTATCGAAAGAATCAGGAATAGGTATGACTTCTAGTGCAGGTTTTGTACCAGCAATTCGCAATATTACATATGGTGAAAAACCTCCTTGTGAAAGATGTAATGATAAAACAACGCCTTGTGGATGTGATGATTAATGGGAGTAATAGATGGAACAGATGTTCTTGATGTAGAACAAAGAGGAAAATGGCGAAGTGTAAAAGCAAGATATGATGCATGGAAAAAGAAATGGGAAGCAGGTACAGAATGGGGAATTGTTGGTGGTTCTCCTTTGAAGAATTTACCTGATACAGTATTAGACCAAGCATTAGAACACGGTAATGCTACTTATGCTAGAGATAGGGCTAGAACAATTGAAGGTTTAGGAGATTTAATTGAAGCAGTAAGTGAAATTATTGATGGTGATGAAATCTTAACAGAACATTATGAAGAATTAGAAGATTCTATTGAACAGATGATGAATGTATTAAAAGTTAGAAAATGGAATCCTAGAAATATTCCTTTCCATACAGTTATTTCATTTACAGAAGGTGGTGAAGGAGAAGAACCCACCATTAAAAGAGGAAAGGTATACGGTCATTATAGAACAGAAGCATATAATGATTATGTAGTATGGGCACAAAAAAACAAAGAAGGTTTTAAAGGTAAATTAGCCGATACAAAACCAAGTTGGTACAATAAAAAAATGGGTCAAGCAAAACCCCCATTATGGTTAGCAATTACAGGTGAAGAATCTGATGGTATGTTAGCAATTGCTAGAGCAGCGTTAGATGCCTGTAATAAAATTAAAATTCAAGGCCCTGTACAATTTGGTATTTTTAATAATAGAGGACCTGATATATTAGCACAAATTCCTAGCGTTCAAGAACATGTAAGAACAGTTGTTGAAATGCCTCAAATATACCCAAGAGGTAAAAGTAGAGCACCTGTAAAAGATAGATTAAATGCTGCTTTTAGTAATCATGTATTTGAAATTGCTAATGAAGAAGAAGCGAGATTATTTAGTCAATTTATTAAAGGGTGGGATACCGTAGTTGGGTTAGAAAAAGTTAAGGAAGTAAAACTTAGATTCCCTAAAAATAATTTAGCGTTAAATAAATTAATTAGAATTGTTATGGGTGATGAAATGGACACATTCCAAAAGCCAGGTTCTTCTAATAATAAAGATGATGCTAATTATGCACCTGCTGGTTTAATGCTTAAATCCGTAGAAAAATTTGGTAATCAAACTTCATCTTTAGAAGAAATGTTACAAAAGAAAACAAGATGTTTTAATCCTCAATGTCCTTTGGCTAAACAAATAGGACATAATGATATTCCTATAAAAATGTTAGATTCATGTAATTTAAAACATTCATTACAATGTGCTGCAACTAAAAAACAACCACAACAAGGGATGCGTAGGCGATAATTATGAGTTGGGAAAGCATATTAAAATTTGGACCAAGACAAGTTCCTAAACCATCATTAGGTTCTAAAAGACCTACAATAGATGTAGAAAATATTAAACCAACACCTAAAAGACCAAAACCTAAATTTGTAGTAAGTCTTACTCAACAATATAGAGGAAGTTTATATGGAAGATGGGCTACATTATATACTGAAGATATTCAAAGGTTTGATACAAGAGATGAGGCTAAAGAATTTCTTATAAAAACTATGTATGAAAAAGGAAATCCTAGACCTTGGACTGTTGAAGGGAATAATGTTAGTGGACATTGTGTAGTTTATGATGGTATTATGCTAATGATAAATGCACCTTCTTATTATTATTTAATACATAAAGAAGGTGGAGAATTACCTGATGCTGCATCATTTAATCCTAGAGTAGATTGGACAAGTAGAGAAGCAGTATTAGATAGATTAGAAGGTAGACCTCACGGAACAACAAAAAGAGGGGATTTAGATGACTAGAAAAATTAGAAAGTCTTGTAAGTTTTGTCAACACCCTGATTATGAAGGGTTAGAACAAGATATATTATCAGGTAATATTTCATGTGATGATGTAGATAAACAGAATGGTTGGTTTAGTGGAACTGCTAAAAAACATATGCAAAATCATTTAGGAGAATACCACGATAATTCTAACCCATCTTGTCCATTATGCACACATCCTAATAGAGCAGAATTAGAAGTTAGAATTACAGAAGGTGAATTAAAACCAAGTGAAGCGGCTGAATTATTAGGTTGTTCAGTAGACCAAATTCAATTACATATGACTAAACATTTGAAACCTATTGTACAACAACATGCTGCTATGGATATAGCAAGAATTGAATTAAATGAAATAGATTTATTATCAGGTAATGTAGATGTTCTACAAAATAAAGTACAAGAACTTTTAAATAATACAGAACTATCCACCAAACAGATAGACTCTCTTACTAAGTTGGCTAAGGAAATTAGAGAATCCTTAAAATACTTATTAGAGTTTAAAGGACAATTAGTACATAAGCGTGAGGAAACAGTTATTGTTCAACAAGTTGAAATTATACAGAAGGTTTTAATAGAAAAATACCCTGAGATATGGACAGAAATAAGAGATGATGTGGCGGAGATGTTAACATGAGTTGGAAAACAATATTAAAAATAGATATGACTGAAGCCAATAGATTAGGTCGTAAATATGCTTCTGATGATTCTGATATGCGAGAGCAAATGATTTATGAGGCTGAACAAAAAACTGATAAACTCCGAGAAAGAGTAATGAGGGGTATTGATACTTTTGAAGAACAATCTTTTTCTCCAAGTGAAATATCAAGTGGAGAAGAATTAAAAGAATTAGAAAAAGAATTTGCTTTTGCTTATGTTTATGATACTATGTTTGGTAGAGTAAGTTTAACTGTAACTATGGATGGTAAATTATTAAATGGTTATTTTGATGGTAGAGAAATTGCTTCTACTGCTGATGCTACAAAACTTAATAAAGATATGTTACAATCCCAAGAGCGAGAATATGCAGGTGAAACACAACGCTCTCAAATAGGGTATGCTGAAACACCTGATGAATATTATTACAATTAAATAAAAAAGGAAGTGAATAAAATGAGAAATGGAGACAGAAGTTTTAACGACAGATTAGTATCAAGAACAGTATTGCCTGTAATCTATTTATGGATGTTGGCTAGTGGTGCAGTAGTATATACAGGTATTATGAAGCCCGATGTTGTTCTAGATAACTTAGATGGTTTTATTGCTCTTATTGCTATTATTGGTGGTGTCGCAGCACCAGCGTTTAATACTTTACTAAGAACATGGGAAGCCGAACAAGCAAACGAAGTTGCAGATATGCCTGAACAATTTGCTGCAAATAGAATTGAAGATGCTAGAGAACATGAACATATTATGCATCTACAAAAGCAGGATAATGACCACAAGGTAGATATGCAAAGAAATCCTCCCGAACAATGTAAAGACGAATGTGTATGGGAAGTTGATGACGACTCAGGAGAGTGAATAAAATGGTAAAAGAAGAAGAACTAACAGACAAAGTAGAGAAAGTAGATGATGTTGTAGAAGACATTGTAGAAGAATTAGAAGACTTAGGTTTAATTGATGAAAAATTAGCAAATAAGATTCTTGCTAAGGTTAAACTATATAAGAAATATATTCTTATTGCTATCCCTGTTTTAGTAGCAGTAGTAGTCGCAGTACAATCACTATGAAGGTGATTTAGATTGTGGTTTTCTATTCTCAAGGCTGATGGTATCGGTAATTGGACTAATATTTATTTAGGAAAAGAACCATATCCTTCAGATGAAACTATTAATAGTTTAGATGATTCTACATCTACACAAAAAGCAAGAGAATTAGATACTACAATTAATAGAATTGAAACTGCTTTACAAAATGTACCCGAAGAAAATCCTGATTTAGAAGATAGAAATATCGCTACCATGAGGGTTTTTGGTGCAGGTAGAGAAGGTAGAAGAAGTTATGTTGAACCTTTAGGTGTTGAAGGTGCTACTGAAGAACTAGAGAAATTAAAATCTTATAGAGATAAATTCGCAGTACAAACTACATCTCAAGCAGAAGTTAAAGAACAATTACAACCTTTAATTGATAAGGTTGAACAAAGTAAATCTTTTGAAGATATTATGGAAGTTTGGAAATATATTAATGGTATTACAGATGGAAATTGGATGAGGGCTAATCAAAGATGGATGCGTAAATTATCAGATTTAGTTGATACCACAGATAAGTTTGCTAAGGTAATTAACGATACAATAACTGACCGTAATAATTATGGTTATGTAGAACAGGTTGCTAAAATATTAGGTTGGGGATTAAAAGGAGAAAGAGAAACAATTGAGGTTAGAGGTGGTAAGTCTAGTAAAAGAATTGATACAGATGACCCACTATCACAACCAAAACAACAAAAGTATGTTTCTACTTTTACTAACAATAAAACAGGCAAACCAATTAAAATTTTACATGAAGGTAAATCTAAAAAGGCTATTAAAGAAGCCGAAAAAAGAGCCTTATTACAAGCAGGTAAAGAAAAAAATATTACATATGTAGGTACTAAAAAAGGTACTAAAACAGAAGGTGTAGAAACCAAAAAGAAAAGAAGAAGAACAAAACCTGGAACTTT